CTGGAGACGGTATGGTAGCTAACTTTAGTGTCCACTCTATTGTGGGTGATGAAGTAGCTACATTATCAGTTGCTGAGGTAGCTGGTGGTAACATTCATGTATCTGGTACATTAACAGCTGATGTAGATCTTACTATGCCTTTGGGCGCTGATCTTGCAGCTGCATTTCCTGGTATGAATGTAGGTGATGGTTTTAGCTTTGTTGTTAACAATGCTAACACAGCTGTCTTTTCAGTTGTGATTATTCTTAATACAGGTGTAGCACTAGTAGGTGAGGCGGAAGTTATTCGTCACTCTACTAGAGTGTATACTCTTGTTAAGACTGGTGCTGGTACTTTTAATCTTTTCTAGCCGTTGGGCTAACTGCTATACCTTTATTAATTAGCCTAACTGGCTTTTGGAGAATAAATTATGACTACGGGAATCTTTACCACCGCGGACTTTACACAAGACTTAGCCGCGAAGTCGTTTGCTGCAATGATTACGAGGTTGATGCCTAACGGTACAGCCCCGCTCTTTGCTCTTACTAGTATGCTTACCGATGAGACTGCGCTGCAAGTTGAGCACGGCTTCTTCAGTAAGACTATGATCTTCCCAGAGATGGCTTCTGACGGAGGTGATACTAGTGCTGCTACTACGCTGACTGTGGTTAGTACGGTTAACTTACTGCCTGGTATGATCATGCGTAATGAGCGCACTGGTGAGAACGTAATTATTAACACTGTGATAGATGCTACTAGTGTTACTGTTACTCGTTCCGTCGGTTCTGTAGCAGCAGCTACTATCAATGACGAGGATGCTTTCTACCAAGTTGGTAACGCGTTTGAAGAAGCGTCAGATCGTCCTCTTGCTAACAATATCATTCCGGTACGAGTTACTAACCTGACTCAGATCTTTCGGAATACCTGGAGCATTTCAGGTTCTGCTAAGGCTACAGAAGTTATTGCTGGTGACAGCACTGACGCTGAGTCTCGCCAGGATGCAGCTGCACTACATGCTGCTGATATTGAGAAAGCTATCTTCTTCGGACAGAAGTCTCAGGGAACTCGTAATGGTCAGCCCTTCCGTACTATGGATGGTTTGCTGAATCTTATCGAAGACCCTGCTAACTATCCTCCGGTCTTTGGTGGTAGCACTAACAGCTTTACCGCTGATGCCACTACTAACTGGACTCAGCTGTTAGGCTTCCTGGACCCTGTCTTTAACCAAGCTACTGACCCACGAGGTGCAGCAGAACGTGTGCTGTTCGTAGGTGGTACAGCTAAGCTGGTTATCAATGAGATTGGCCGGTTGAATGGTACTTACTTCCTGGTAGATGGTCAGACTAACTTTGGCCTGGCATTCAGTACTCTTACTACTCCCCGCGGTAAATTCCGTATTATTGAGCACCCGCTCTTTAATAGTAACGTAGACTGGGCACGTATGGCAGTAGGTGTAGATCTTCCTACCTTCCGCCTGGCTTATCTCGCTGGTCGTAAGACTCAGAACAAAGAGTTTAATACGAAAGGTGAGATTGCTTCTGACAACGGTATTGACGCAATAGGTGGTACGTTGACCACTGAGCTGACTACGGTGGTTAAGAACGTTCCAGCTAACGTAGTCATCAGAGAGCTTACAGCAGCAGCTGTAGGTTAACAAGCAGTACTACTCTGACTTGGGCACTCTAGTAGGAAACTGCTAGGGTGCTTTTTTACTCCCCCACATTTACCCCTAAAACAACTAAGGTACAACACTATGACAGACGCAAAAGACGCACTCGCAGCACTTAAGAAGAAGACACCAGCAGTATCAGAAGATGGAGAAATTCTTGGACAAGACTCTCCTGTACCTATACCTGAGCCGGAAGTGCATACTACTACACCACAGACTCCTGTAGCACCATTAGGTTCACAGGTAGTTAACCAAGCAGAACCAGAATTAAAAGACTCTTCAATTAAAGAGTACCAGCAGTATTCTTCTGCTCGTATTTCTACTTGTATGGTAACTCCTGGTGGTATCAGGATTAACTTCACTGACTATACATACTATACCAAAAACGAAGAAGTCATGGAGTATCTTGATAAGGCTATTGATGATGGTTGTAAAGCCATTACCAAAGGCGTGCGTGTTAGCGCAGATGAGATTAACCCTGCTGCAGCAGCTAAGCGTAAGATCATTGAAGAGTTTAAGAAGTCTCAAGAAGGCAGAGACTTTAGTGGCCAAGGTGTCATGGCAGCTAAGGCAGCCGCTGGTCTAGCTGGTGGTGCTGGAACTGGAGTAGTTACCAGTGACGGTGTAGCTAACTAGCAGTATGATTATAGCTTCTAGCGAGAGAGCATCTTACTAGGAGCTATTGTAATATTACTACATAGTATTTGGAGAGTGTAATATGTCAACAATTGATCAAAGCACTTATGCAGCATCTGGCGCACTAATTGGTGGTTACGGTAAAGCTGAAGCTATAGTTCCCAGTGATACCGTAGACTTGGATGCGTTTACTGCTGGAATCTGGGTAGGTGGTACTGGTGATGTAACAGTACATATGGCAGCAGATGATAGTGTACAACTCTTTGCTGCTGTACCTGCTGGTACCAGACTTCCAATCCGAGTGTCCAGAGTACTAGTTGCCGGTACTGATGCTACACTGCTGGTTGGACTGTACGTCTAGGATACTGCCATGCCTCCTACTTCTAACCTAATGGATACACCCACCAAGAAAGTAGCAGTGGCTACTTTAGTCACTGTATTAACTAGTGGTGGCATCTTTACTCTCCTAGACTCTCGCTATGCTCTTGCTTCTGAAATACAAGACATTCATGCTGGCATAGATAGACTCACTAGTGCAATAGGAGAGGATAGAATAGAAAGATTAGAGCTTAATATAAAACAATCTGAACGAAGAATTAATCTTTTACTTCTAGTTTCTGAGCCAGCAAGAACTGATGTTCAAAAACAGTCTCTTTTATTCGAGCAGGATAGTAAGCAGAAATATATAAGAAAACTTGAGAGATTGACTAATCCGGCAGGTATACAATGACATTTGATGAACTGGTAGAAGAAGTATTTGATCTTACTAACCGTCCTGATCTTGTAGCTGAAACAGAGTCAGCAGTTCGTGCTGCCACTATCAAAGCACACCAATCAGATTTTTTCTCTAAGGATATATTCGAAACTGGGATAGAATTTGATGTTAAGTCTTTTCGTCAGTCACTGGATATTATATCTTTTGTCACTAACTTCCGTGCACTTAAGTATTTGCGGAGAGTAGACCCAAGCCAGGATACTACTGATGGTATTGATGCTACAAGTGCTACTGGTGCATTCTTTGATATAATTACTGTAGAAGAGACCTTAGATTCCTACGGTGTGAACCGTACTGATATAGCATATATCGCAGGACGTACTATAGAGATACGAGCAAGTGTAGCATTTGATAAAGCATTATTAGGTGGCTATGCTCTTCCTGTAGTAACACCAGTAGATAAGTATTCTTCCTGGATAGCAGAGATGCATCCATTTGCTATTATTCGTGAAGCAGCTAGAGTTATATTCAAGACGATTGGCTTTGATGAACAGTCTGCTGCATATAACGCTCTCGTAGTAGAAGAATACATATTACTTAAAATGACCGGCCTAAGTGACGTAGGCTATTAACAATACAAACATAGGTACTTATCATGACAGACGTAGTTAACAGCGAAGCCAATGTTTGGACACCGGAGTTTAACTCTGTAGTATCTTCAAATACTAAGCGGGTAGAAGAGAATCAGATAGCTGTTCAAAGTCAGATAATCTTTACTCTCACTACATTCTCATATGCTCTTGGTACAGGCTCTCTTGCAGTATATAAGAATGGCATATTGCAAAGGATAGTACTGGACTGGAATGAACGGTCTCCTGTCACCTTTGCACTTAATAGTAGTGCTGATGCTGGTGATGAGATTACAGCAGTAGGCTTTACGGCTATTACTGGTACTGTTGCACCAGACCCAACTAACCCGACCTTTGCATCAGTAAAGATTGCTCATAATGCAGATGTACCTCAGAATGGTAATGTAGTTATAAACTATACTACTGATATATTGCCTGTAGTAGAGTCCCGCTTTGATAATCTAGTTGGCTCTAAAGGATTCTCCTGGTTTACTGTTGATGCTAGTAATGCAGAGCAGCAGTTTTCATTCGTTAATCAGTTCATGGTTCTACCTACACCGCTAGCAGATTTCTCAGCTGGACCTGATCTAGCAGCTGCTACCAAGGAATACGTAGACTCTGTAGCAACACCTGGTGGTAGTGGTCCTTTTGTAGCAGACCCAGGAACAGCATTACTTCCTGCCTTTAGCTTTACTGGTGACCTAAATACAGGTATATTTAGTAGTACTCCTGAGGCTTTAGATATTACTACCAATGGCGTGACTAGAATGACAGTCAGCGAATTCGGTATAGCTATGGCAGGTGGTATAGACCTAGGAGCTAATGTAATACAGAACGTAGCAGACCCTAGTGATGATGGAGAAGTAGGTGATAGAGGCTACAATGATGCTCGCTACGAAGCTATCGGTGGAGGCTCTCCTGGAGGTCCATTCGTTGCTGACCCTGGAACTGTAACAGTCCCTGCATTTACATTCGTAGGTGATGAGAATACTGGCATATTCAGTAGTGGACCAGGAGCAGTAAATATTACTACTGACGGTGTAACTCGTATGACTGTTAGTGCCTTTGGAATCGCTATGGCTGGTGCGATTGACTTAGGTAACAATGTTATACAGAACGTGTTAGACCCAACAGTTGGCAATCAGGTAGGTGACAGATCTTATAATGATAACCGCTATATACAAGGTGCTGGCCCTTTCAGAGCAGACCCAGGCGCTGTAGATGCACCTGCTTATTCTTTCTCTGGAGATACAGACACAGGAATCTTTCAATCTGTCACCAATGCTATGGACTTCTCTACTGCTGGTGTTGTTAGAATGACTCTAGGCTCCTTTGGTATAGCC